GTATTAGAAAATGTAGTACCAACAAATTCATATGGTGTTGGTGAATATGTTTATGGTTTGACAAGTGGTGCTTATGGTGTAGTAGAAGGAGCTCCAAACGGAGTTTATTCTACTGGCAAAATCCTATTTGTTAAAACTCTTTCTGGAAAGTTTGTTCCTGGCGAGACAGTCAGAGATGAAGCAGGAAATCTGGTAAAAATTGCTAAAGAAAATACTATTTCTCACTTCATTGTTCAAGAAAGAGGACTGGGTTATCCATCTACATCCACAATTGTAGTTGATGGTGTTGGTTATGATCAATCTCAAGTTGAATTGGGATTCAATGGTCAAGGTATTTACAGAGTTGATATTGTTGACCGAGTTTCTTTTGCTGGAGAGTATTCGAAACCCCCTGTAGTAACAATCAATTCTGGCGATAATGTTCCAACAACTAGCGCAGTAATCGTCCCTGTATTGAATAGAAATACAGTAACGACATACACTCCACAAAATGTAAAATCATTTGGATCATCATATGGATCTGGCAATGTCAATCAGTTTACTGCTGACTCTGTTGTAGATGATAGAGACTTTGCTAATGTTACATCAGTAACAGATTTTACGTTCTTCGGATCAAAGGGAACCAAATTCCTTGAGTCTACAAGTTTCAGTGCAGATGCTAGCAGCATTGTACAACAGGGCGATTTGATTCAGTTCTCTGATGCTTCTAACAATGTTATCAGAGCAATTGTTCAATATGCTACTATCCAAAAAGGATCTGCTAAGACAAGAATTTACATTGATGAAACTCTATATGATGATGTAACTAGCACTAGTGTTGTTCTCCTCCGTCCAAGAATCAATAATCCAAATTCTGGAACTCTTCTTTTCCCAACAGGAAGTAAGCAAGTACAAAAAATCTCTGCTGGATCTGATGATACTAAGATTAAGTATTTCTTTAGAAGAGATTTTGTTACTGCTGGTTCTACTGGCGGTGGTATCATTTCATTTGCTGCACAGTTGCCATTTGGCACACAGAGATTCACGACATTTAACGAAAAGAACTATATTATTACTGTCTTGAAAAAGAACAGTGCTGATTTGGTTGAAGATGGTGATATTGTTTATATTGATGCCGACAATGTAGAAGTTACTTCAGCAACTGACACAGCAAGTGGATTGACTTCTGGCAGCATCACATTCCAACTACCAACTTCATACTTCAATAGCAATTTTGCTGGCGAAGCAAATTATGTTGCTCCTGAGTTGAAACTCACCGCAACATTGGAAGTATCCAATGCAAAACCAAGACTCAAAACTTCCATTGAGAACAAGCGTATTGTTGTAGATTCTGCTGGTGATAGAGTTATTCCTTTTAGAGGAACTGACTATGATAGTGATGTTGTAGAAACTTTATCGTTCTCTGACGCATATAAACTACGTTATGTTTATGAAGGAACTAGTACACAACCACCCGAAATTGACAGCGCAGGCAATTTGGTTTCTGGTACAGATGTAACTAATAGGTTTACGTTTGATAATGGACAGAGAGACACAATCTATGATGTTTCTAGAATTGTTCTAAAACCAGGATTTGACCCAACTGTTGGTCAATTAGTAATTGCTTTTGATTACTTCGAACATTCCCAAGGAGATTTTGTAACTATTGATAGTTACCTCCATGAGGCAGGTGTTACTGAGGACGAGATTCCAACATTCAACTCTTCTGCTCTAGGAAATGTAGAACTCAAGAATGTTATTGACTTTAGACCAAAAGTAAATACTTCTACAATTGTTGCTGGATATCAAGATACTTCTTCATTAGAAGTTACTAATAGTAATTTCACTGGTGCTGGTTCCGTTGTAGCAGCAACTCCTGCTCCAGATACAAACTTAGAGTATACTTTCTCGTTCAGTCAAATTCAATATCTTGATCGTATTGACGGTATCTTCCTTAATAAGAGAGGTGAATTTGTTGTCAAGGAAGGTAATTCTTCACTCAACCCAACTAAACCAGATCCTGTCAAGGATGCTGTTGCTCTCTTCTATGCTTACATTCCAGCGTATACTACAAGCAGCAAAGATGTAAGGATTACTCCTGTTGAGCACAAGCGTTACACGATGAAGGACATCGGTAAACTTGAGAAGCGTGTTGAACGTCTTGAGTATTATACCACGCTCAGCATCCTTGAGCAACAGGCGTTGAACATGCAAGTCAAGGATGAAATCGGTCTTGATAGATTTAAGTCTGGTTTCTTTGTAGACAATTTTGAGACTCATGGTATTGGAAACCTAGTTTCTGCTGACTACAAGTGTGCTATTGATAGCAGACAGTCTGTATTGAGACCACAGTCAAAAGAAGATTCCATTCTTCTAAGAGAAGTCAATACAAGACAAGACCAAAGATCTGTTGCTGGATATCAAAAGTCTGGTAATATTGTAACTCTGCCATATAGTAGTCTCAAACTTCTTGGTAATGATTTCGCATCGAAGACTATCAATCCAAACCCATTTGTTGTTTTCCAATATGTTGGTGAGGGAGAGGTTTCCCCACAGATTGATCAGTGGTACGATCAAAGCGTAGAACCTCTGGTTGTAGATACAAATACAAGTCTCTTTGATATCTTCATTGCTAAAGATGATAGCAGAGAAAGTTTCTCTAGTCTCCACAATTCATTCATTGTAAACTGGGTTGGAACTTCACCATCATTTACATCAATCAATTCTCTTGGCGAGACAAATACTGCTAACGCTAAGTCTTCTGTCAAAGCTGCTTCTGTTGGAAGTTCTTCCAATATTAGTCCACAAAACAATGAACTTGGCAAAGGTGTACAAACTAAAGCAGTTGGTGAAAGTGTTGTATCAACATCACTACAGTTCTTTGCTAGAACTAGACCTATCAAGTTTGTAATTGGAAGACTTAAGCCTCTAACTAAAGTATCTGTATTCTTAGAAGGAAGAAATATTAATCGTTGGGTAAACCCAGACCTAAGATATACTGGCATTGCTGGTAATTCGCTATCAGCATTTAATGGCGAGATTGTGACCGATGAAAATGGCAACGCTAGTGGTTTGATTCTATTGCCTGCTGGTTATGCTCCTCGTGAAAATGCTACTTGGACTGGAGACGCTGATACTGTTGAGTATGACGAATCTTCAGAAGAACTACGTTTCACAACTGGTGAACTAACATTTAGATTTACTTCTAGTAGCACTAATGAAGATAAGACTACTGTAGATACATACGCAGAAATCAAATATTATGCATCGGGTATTCTACCACAGAATCCTTCCAGTATCGTATCCACAAAACCATCTTACTTTAAGTCAAATGAGGGTGTTCAGTTTGTTGAAAGCAATACTGATAATCCTCTAAGACCAAATCCACTAGCACAGGTATTCAAGGTTGAAAACTTTGACGGTGGTGTATTCATCACTGGTGCTGATCTATACTTTAAGAGTAAGAGCACCAATATTCCAGTTAGAGTTTACATGACTAATGTTGACTTTGACAAACCTGCTAAGAATATTGTTCCTGGAACAGAAAAAACTCTAACTCCTGAAACATTCCTCAAGTGCTTTGCTTCTGGCAATGTATTGGTAACTAGAGGTGAGGTTGTTGTTGGCACAAGTTCTGCTGCTTCTGGACCTATTTCTAGAATCATTGATAAAAACGGTGTTGAGTTAACTCCTTCATCTACAGGTGTATATGCTCTCACTAACGAGCAAGTATACACTCTCGTTCTCAAGAACCACAATGGCAGATCTTTCTTACAGAATGAATTACTAGAGATTCCTTCTGTAACACTAGCAAATGCTACTGGAGGAACAGACCTTACATTGACGATTGCTAAAGATAGTGGAAAACTATCTGACATTAGAATTACCAATCCTGGTCAAAATTACGATAGTGCTGTTCTAACAATTGAAAGTCCACAACTTCCTGGTGGATCTGTAGCAACTGCTAAGATCAATGTATCTGACGGAAGAATTTACAATGCTGAAGTTTCTATTGCTGGTTTCGGATATACAGAGTCTCCTTCAGTGGTCATCAAAGGCGTCGGAAATGGCGCTGGAGGATGTGAAGTAGAGACTTTCA